TGCAACTCAACCTTGCCGAGTACATGAACGAGGGTGAGTTGCAGAGCTTAGCGGGTGATCTGATTGGTCACTGCGAGCAAGATCTCTCATCTCGCAAAGACTGGCTCGACACTTATATCAAGGGCCTCAAAATCCTAGGTATTCGTTACGAAGAGCGGACTGAACCGTGGCCGGGGGCGTGTGGTGTGTTCCACCCGCTTCTGATGGAGTCGGCGGTTAAGTTCCAGTCCGAGACGATCATGGAGACCTTCCCGGCGATGGGTCCGGTGAAGACGAAGATTGTCGGCAAAGAAACCCCGCAGAAGAAAGACGCGGCAATCCGCGTGGCTGATGATATGAACTATCAGCTCACCGAAGTGATGCCGGAGTACCGCCCCGAGCACGAGCGCATGTTGCTCAGCATGGCCTTGGCGGGTAACGCCTTCAAGAAAGTGTATTACGACCCGGCCCTCGCCCGTCAAACGGCGGTCTACATTCCGGCTGAAGACATCATCGTCCCTTACGGCGCGGCGAACATTGAGACCGCAGAGCGTGTGACGCACCGGATGCGTAAGACGAAGAATGAGTTGAAGAAGCTTCAGTACGCAGGGTTCTACCGAGACATTGATCTTGGTGAGCCGATGCGAATTATGGACGAGGTTGAGAAGCAAAAGGCCGAGGATCAAGGCTTCTCAGCATCGATGGATGATCGGTTCCAGCTCCTTGAGATGCATGTGAACCTAGACTTGCCGGGGTATCCAGATGTCGATGAAGACAATAATGAAACGGGAATTGCTCTCCCATATGTCGTTACGATTGAGAAAGGAACAGGGACTATCCTTGCCATCCGCCGAAACTGGCGGGAGGATGACCCGCTTAAAGCAAAAAGACAGCACTTCGTCCACTACGGATACATACCGGGCTTTGGATTTTACTACTTCGGTCTCATCCACCTTATTGGGGGACACAGTAAGGCTGCCACCTCACTCCTTCGTCAGCTCGTGGACGCGGGAACCCTCTCTAACTTACCGGGAGGTCTCAAATCTAGAGGACTGCGGATTAAGGGAGACGATACTCCCATTGCTCCGGGAGAGTTCCGAGACGTAGACATCCCAAGCGGTGCGATCCGCGACAATATCCTGCCGCTGCCGTACAAAGAGCCGTCGCAGACGCTCTCGATGCTCCTCGACAAAATCATTGAGGAAGGCCGTCGCTTCGCGGCGGTGTCGGATCTCAAGATCGGCGACATGTCAAATCAGGCTCCGGTTGGCACGACGCTCGCCATCTTGGAGCGCGTCCTCAAAGTAATGTCGGCTGTTCAGGCCCGCATCTACTACGCGATGAAGCAGGAGTTCAAACTCCTTGCGGCGATCATTCGTGACAACACACCGGATGAGTACAGCTACGAGCCAGAGATCGGCAACCGTCGAGCGAAGAAAGCGGACTACGACGACATCGATGTCATTCCGGTGTCGGACCCGAACGCGGCCACAATGTCGCAGAAGGTTGTGCAGTATCAGGCTGTCATTCAGCTAGCTCAGTCTGCTCCGCAGCTCTACAACCTCCCGCTTCTGCATCGTCAGATGATCGAGGTGTTGGGCGTCAAAAATGCGGAGAAGCTGGTGCCGATGCCGGACGATCAGACGCCTCGCGACCCCGTCACCGAAAACATGGATGCACTGACAGGTAAGCCGTTGAAGGCGTTTATGTATCAGGACCACGAGGCACACATCGCGGTGCACATGGCCTTGGGACAAGATCCGAAGATGGCGCAGATGATCGGGCAGAATCCGATGGCGCAGCAGATCACGGCATCGCTGCAGGCTCACATCATGGAGCACATCGCGTTCCAGTATCGCCGGGATATCGAGAAACAACTGGGTGCGGCGCTCCCGCCGTTGCCGCAGGACGAGAACGAGGACTACGACCTGCCGCCGGAGATCGAGGCGCAGTTGGCCCCACTCGTGGCTGCGGCTGCGAACCGACTACTGCAGAAGGATCAGGCAGAGGCTCAGATGCAGCAGGCCATGCAGCAGGCACAAGACCCGCTCGTGCAGATGCAGATGATGGACCTGCAGATCAAGCAGATGGAGGCTCAGACCAAGCAGATGAAAGCGCAGATGGACGCGCAGATTCAGCAGGCGGAGCTGGCTCGCAAGCAGCAGAAGGACCTCCTCGACGCGGCGGCACAAGAAGATGCCAACCGGCTTCGCGAGGCGGAGATCTCTGGGCGGCAGCAGCTTGAGGCGGCACGACTCGGGGTGGACATCGAGAAAGACAAAGCGGCTCGCTCTGCTCAGCAGGAGATGGAGGGGCTACGAGTCGGCGTGGATATCGCTAAGAGCAAAGAGAAGTCGCTCATTGAGCGCGTCAAGAGTGTTCAACCTAAAGGTGGCAGATGAGTTATTCAAACGCTCTGGAGTACCTTGACTCAAAACTCAAGGACGAGCGCACGTTGATTGTTGAGAACCTGATTCAGGGAAAACTTGATGAGGGTGAATACAAAAGGTTATGCGGGGCGTTACAGGGTCTCGACCTCGCTATAAACCACATCAAAGACCTTGCAAAACGTATAGAGGAAGAATGAGTAGCATCGACATTACTAAAACGCAGGAAGAGGCGGCAAAAGCCAAACTACTGCCGGACCCCAAAGGCTATCGAATCTTGTGCGCCATCCCGCACGTAGATGAGGAGTTTGAAGGGGGAATCATCAAAGCCGAGAACACTGTCCGTACCGAAGAGCTGACTACGGTCGTCCTATTCGTCATCAAGATGGGAGACCTCTGCTACAAGGATCAGGACCGGTTCCCGACTGGCCCGTGGTGTAAGGAAGGGGACTTCGTGTTGGTGCGCCCCTACTCCGGAACCCGGGTGGTTATCCACGGACGTGAGTTCCGCATCATCAACGACGACACGGTGGAAGCGGTGGTTGAAGACCCCCGTGGAATCCGCCGCGCATGAGGTAAGTAATTATGGCTGTAGAAAGAGAGGTATTTAAATTTCCTGATGAACTTGAGGATGAAAAAGCCCAAGCAAATCAAGGATTTGATGACGATCTGGAGGTTCAGATCGAAGACGATACTCCAAAGGAAGATCGGGGCCGCGTCCCGATGCCCAAAGACATCGTCGAAGAGTTAGAAAACGACGATCTGGACGAGTACTCCGAGAAGGTGAAGCTGCGTCTGTCCCAGATGAAAAAGGTCTGGCACGACGAGCGCCGCGAAAAAGAACGGGCTTTGAGAGAGCGTGAAGAGGCTTTCAAGTTTGCCCAGATGCGGGAACAAGAGATTCGTCAGCTCAAGCAGCGTATCGGTAACAACGAGCGCACGATTGTCCAAGAGGCTGAGAAGGCTGCAAACAACGAGCTGAATGTGGCTAAAGATCGTTTGCGGCAAGCTTACGATACTGGCGACTCGGCGAGGATTACAGAGGCTCAAGAGGCTCTGACAGATGCCAAACTGAAGATTCAGAGCATCGCCCGGGTCAAGCCGACTTTACAAGCTCAAGAGGAAAGTGTAGAACAGAATCAACAGGTTCCGGCATACCAGCCACAATCTGAACCGGTCTCTGACCCAAAAGCAGAGTCATGGCGAAGAAAGAACGGGTGGTTTGGTACGGACGATGAGATGACCGCTCTCGCGCTGGGCCTGCACGAAAAACTGGTCAAATCGGGCGTTGATCCTCGTTCCGACGAGTATTACCGCAAGATAGATGAGACTATGAGGAAGCGTTTCCCTGAGTCTTTTGAAGACGCGGAGGAACAACCTCAAACGAGACAGGCCCAAAAGCCCGCTCGCAACAAACCAGCTACTGTTGTAGCACCAGCTACGCGGGGAACTGCGCCGCGACAGGTCCGCCTGTCACCGTCTCAAGTCGCAATTGCCAAAAAATTGGGGCTGAGTAACGAACAGTACGCACGTGAACTGATCAGACTGGGAGATGACAATGGCTGAAAATAGAATCGCTCGTGAACTCGAAAACCGAGAAGGCACTAAGCGCAAACAACAATGGACCCCGCCCCAAACGCTCCCTGAACCGGAGCCGCAAGAAGGTTGGGTGTTTCGTTGGATTCGGACTTCGATTATGGGTCAAGCAGACCCCTCTAATACGTCTGCAAAGTTTCGGGAAGGTTGGGAGCCTGTAAAGGCCGAAGACCAGCCCAAGTTGATGATGCAAGCCGACCCCAACTCCCGATTTAAAGGGAATATTGAGATTGGTGGGTTATTGCTCTGTAAGGCTCCGGCTGAACTGATGAAGCAGCGTGATGACTATTACGCGATGCAAGCAAAGGCTCAGATCCAGTCTGTAGACAATAACTTTATGAGGCTGAACGACGAGCGGATGCCGCTGTTTAATGAACGCAAATCCACGACCTCGTTTGGCAAAGGTAAATAACTTTCTTTTTTGGAGTAACAAATGGCTTATCCTACCGTTGACAAGCCTTATGGCTTGAAGCCGATCAACTTGATCGGTGGGCAGGTGTTCGCCGGATCGACCCGTCAGCGTCGTATCGCTTCTGGTGCCTCAAGCATCGGTTACGGTGACCCGCTACAGTTTGCTTCGGACGGCACTGTTGAAGTAACGACCTCGACGACGACGGCTCCTGTCGCTGGCTTTGCTGGCGTGTTCTTGGGCTGTAACTTCGTATCCTCTGTGACGGGTCAGCCGACCTACTCGCAGTCTTGGATTTCGGGTACTGCGGTCAAGGCCAATACGTACATTACGGCGTATGTGGTTGATGATCCGGACACCCTGTTCAAGGCTGTCGGTGTAACGGCTTCGCTGGTGGTTTCGACTACGGGCGGCTTCGAGTATACGAGCATTGGCTTGAACGTGGCGCTTGTGGCTAACACGCTGAACACGACGACGAACGATTCGCAACAGGGTCTGTTGGTTGGCTCGGCTGCTACGACTCGTGCGTTGCCGATGCGTATCATCGACGTTGTTGAAGACACGGCGTTCGTGTCGAGTGGTACCGTTTACTACCCTGAAGTTATCGTCAAGTTTAACGCTCCGTACGTAACTTCTGGCGTGGTTGAGGGCGGTCACGCTTACAACAACCCGCTGGGTATTTAATAGGAGTTCTGACAAATGGCTATTTCACGTGCACAATTACTCAAAGAACTCCTTCCGGGTTTGAATGCCCTGTTTGGTCTTGAGTACAAGTCCTATGGTGAGGAGCACAAGGAGATCTACGATACTGAGACCTCCGAGCGTTCCTTTGAAGAAGAGACGAAGCTGAGCGGATTCTCCGCTGCCCCCGTGAAGAACGAGGGTCAGGCCATTGCGTACGACAACGCGCAGGAAGCTTGGACGGCTCGTTACAACCACGAGACGATTGCTCTCGGCTTCTCCATCACGGAAGAGGCGGTTGAAGACAACCTGTACGATTCGCTGTCCAAGCGATACACCAGGGCGCTCGCCCGAGCGATGGCGTACACGAAGCAAATCAAGGCGGCCTCGGTCCTTAACAATGGCTTCTCCTCGTCCTACGTGGGCGGTGACGGACAACCGTTGTTCTCGGCCTCGCATCCGCTTGTTTCGGGTGGTACCAACAGCAACCGTCTGACGGCCTCGGATCTCAACGAAACCTCGTTGGAAGCTGCGGTTATTCAGATCGCTGGTTGGACCGACGAACGTGGTCTCTTGATCGCGGCGAAGCCCAACAAGCTCATCGTTCCCCCGGCTTTGATGTTCACTGCCAAGCGCCTCCTCGACACGGAACTCCGTGTTGCGACCGCTGACAACGACATCAACGCTCTCAAGGCGATGGGTTCGATTCCGGGCGGTTACACCGTGAACCACTTCCTGACCGACACGAACGCTTGGTTCTTGACGACCGACGTTCCGAACGGCATGAAGCACTTCGTACGTACCCCGCTGCAAAACAGCATGGACGGCGATTTCGACACCGGCAACGTCCGGTACAAGAGCCGCGAGCGTTATAGCTTCGGCTGGTCGGACCCGCTGGGCATGTTCGCTTCGCCGGGCGCGTCCTGATAGCTTTCTCCCTAGAGGGCTAGTGATTGGGGGGTTACAAGTAGCGATGCTTGTAGCCTCTCTTTTTTGGTGATATACAGTCGTTATCGGGAAAAATTTTGTTTACCAGACAGCCCCCGACTGACGACATGCAGACTGGTAAACACAACTCGCATGTGAGGAATTGAAATGGCAACTACTACGTTTTCCGGCCCGGTTGTTTCGCAGAATGGCTTTCAGTCCAACACGCTCGTGATCGGTACGACGGTTGTTACGGCTGGCGTTGCCACGGGCACGGTCTCGGCTCAAGCCGGTTATATCCCGGTCGTTGTTGGTGGCGTCACGAAGTACATCGCGCTGTATTCCAGCCTGACTCCGTAAGATTTCGTAGGGGGCGTTAGCCCCCTTCATCCATTACAGGAGACTCAGATGGGTATGCAAACAGATGTCTTAGCTAGTAAGGTCGCCGTTGCTGCTGGCGACCTGCTGGATCAAAATAGCCTTGTTATTGGACGTTCTCGCGTAAAAGCGATTTATATC